CGTCAGCCTCCGAGCGTTGATAACCATGCCGATGCCCACCTCTCCGAGCCCCACCGACTCCGTCCACGGGATCGACACATCGGCCAGAGCCGACAGTGCGTCGGCCTGAGCCTGCGAACAGATGCCAGACTGGACGAGCGCGGCCCGCATACCGATCACAGCGGGTCGGTCCATGTCGACGGTCTGGATCGTGCCCGATTGATCGTCGACCCATGCCAGGACGGTGATTGCCAGAGCCCTGACCGGATTCGCTCCCGTCTCGCGGGCCTCGATCAGCGAGGACCAGTAGCCGCCCTCGATTGCAGCCTGACGCACTTGCCACGTCGGCACCGGACGACGCACGCTGACGCGGAGAGCGTTGACGGCGTCAGCCAATAGTTGGTCGGTGAGCCCGGCGTATTGCGGTTCGCCGATCTTCGCGGCGAGAGCGGACAGGCTCATGGCGAGTACCTCAGATAGATGTCGCCGGAAGTCCCGCCGGACGGGGCGGCCGTGCCGCTGGTGATGGTCGGAATTGTCGGCTTGCCGCTGAGATCGGCATACGCTCCGCTGGTCGCAACAGTCGCCAGCCCAGTGACCGCTGAAGCCGCAATCGTCGCGGCGGTCGTCAAAACTCCGCTGGTCGTTGTTACAACAATCTGGCCGCTCGTCGAGCCGATGGCCCCAGCGTTGGTGACGTTGCCGTGAACGTGCGTCGATGTTGCCGCGTCCGTGATCCCGTACCCGGTCAGCGTTGTCGGCGTGGATGTTATCGTTGACCACGCCTGAGTGTGCGCGGTCGGCGTCCTCGCATCGGAGAGCCGCGCGTCGTCACCGACACATGCGGTGGTCGAGGTGGTGCCGTAGCTCACCGACAGCGTGCCGCTGGCGATACCCAGCCCCGTTCCAACGCGGATCGGACCCAGATTTACTGTCGTCGCCGGGCTGGAGTCGGACTTGTTGTCGAGCGCACCGCTGATCGCTTGGATTGCTGACTCGACATTGAGCGCCGCGGGCGTGAACGCGCCGTACCCTCCGGCCACGGAAACCGTCGTCGCAGTCTGGTCGCCGGTGTTCGTGCCGCTGCTGGTGCCAGAGAACGTGCCGGACTGAGTTGCAAGGCTGCCGAGCCCTGTGATCGTCCCGACCGCCTGCGTCCCGGTGTGGTTTGCCCGCTGGATCGCGTGAGCCTGGACAGCGGCATCGGCAGCGGCCTGCGCGGTCGAGACAGGCTTTGAGGCGTCGGCCACGTTGTCAACGGCGGAAAGGCCCACCATCGTCTTTGTGATCCCGGCAACCGTGCCGGTGAACGTCGGGCTCGCCAGGGGAGCTTTCGCGTCCAGGGCAGCTTGCAGGCCCGTCGTGTCGGCAATTGCCAGCCCGGTCGCGGACAGCACGCCAGAGACAACGACGAGGCCCGTGCCCAGCGTCGTGAACGGCTTGCCGGTCAGATCGCCCCACGACGAGACGCCGGCAGACACAGTGATCGTGAGCGTGTTGCCTGCCGCGGCAATCGTCCCGCCAACCACCGCCAGGGTGACGACGCCGGCAAGCGAGTTGAGGGTCGTGACACCGCCGGCCCCGGCAGTCCCCTGGGGGCCAATGCCGCTGGAAACCTTGATCGTCACCTTGTCGTCCACGACCGTAATCGGTGACTTGGTGTTCGTGACGCTGATGCTCACGGCGTCACCTCGATCCGACCATCAATCCGAGTCCGCTGGACGTTACCCGCGGCGATGACCACCTGCCGCCACCCGTAAGTGCCAAGGAGTAGTGCGGCCGACGGGATTTCAGACAGGCCGATCGCGACACTGGAGGCCGTGACGCCGGCGGTGACGATTGTCGTCATAGTCGTGACGGCCGCCCCGGTGCGGAGGCTGTAGATCGTCGTGTAGGCCGTGGAGCCGGTGAGGTCTTCGGTGTAGACGATGTTCTTTCCGAACTCGTCACCACGCCGCCAAGAGAGATTGAGAACGTCTGGGGCGTCGGATGCCGTTGCCATCAGTTGTCCCCCTTGCGCGCCTCGATCATGGTTGCGATTTCGCGCTGGCCGACGACGATTTCTTGCATCGTCTCGGCCTGCTGCTTCTGCGTTGAGCCGATTTCCCTGAGCGTCGACTCCGTCGACTCAAGGAACCGAGTGTGCGCCTCGACGATCGGAATGACGGCCCCCGAATACATCGCGAAGCCAGCCTCGCGCGCCATCCACAAGAAGGCCGCCAGGATCAGTACGGGTACGCCAAGCTGCGTCCCTACTTTGAGCAGGGAGTCAGCCCACACCGCCTTTGATTCGTCGGTCATGTTCGCTACCCCCCGCGATATCTTTCATTGTAGCATTCGTCAGGGAGGCGGCGGCGGCTTGTACGACCTCGCGAAACTCGTCCAAAGTGCCCCCGTTGACGAGGGTCCGGTCGATCAGTCGGCGGCTGATGCCGGCCTCGCTGACGTGTCCGACGCAGGTGGCCGCGCCGGGGCGAGTTACTTCCCAGATGACACCGCCGAACCTGTCGCGGATCATCTCGGCTTCGTCGTCGAACCGGACGTCGGGGACGACGACGCAGGCTCGCCCTTCGCCCCATCCGGCGAACCGAATCCGATGGGCCGCAATCTTCAGCCAGACGTCCTTTGACACCATCCCCCGCCCCCAGTCAGTTCCGAGAGTCTGGAGAAGTTGGCGAGGCGACTTCCCCAGCCAGGGGATCACGTTCTCTTTGAACTGCCGGTCCTTGAGTTGCTCGACCGCGCAGCTCGTCATCTTGGCGATCATGTCGTAGAGCGGGTCGGCTAGAGCAATCTCATGCCATCCGAGCATTGACGCGACCGTCCCCTTGCCGGCCCCGGCCGCCCCGGTAATGCCAACCACGATGAGCCCGCTCATATCTCAATCTCCTTGCCGTCGAACAGGATTTTGGTCCCCAAGTCTGATGCCACCCACCACATCTCGACGCCTGCCTCTTCAAGCATCTGGTGGGCCGCGGCGATCTCGTCCGACCACCTCGCCGGCGTCATGTGCCGAAGTTTCCGCAGGCCAACGACCTCTTTGATCCCTGCGCCGATGATCGCTCTGGCACAGTGGCAGCAGGCAAACCAAGGGGCGTACATGACGGCGCCCTTGGTCTTGAAGCCGTACCTCGCGCAGGTGAACAGGACGTCTCTCTCCGCGTGTTCGATGTAGCGGGCCTTGTGTTCCGGGGACTTCCTGGCGTCGTTTGCCTCGACGCCCTGCGGGAAGCGGTTGGAGCCGAAGCACACGTCCCGCGGCTCGGCAGAGAACTGGACGGCGGCCCCGACCCTGGTGCGGGGGTCGTCCGAATCCCGCATCCCGAAGTCGACCGCTCTCCGCAAAAGCCTGAGTTCGCTCATTTTCCCTCCCTTTCCGGCCCGGCGACGAGCATCCCGTCGAGGCCGCCTCTGTGACTGTAGAAAAACGTCTCCATAGCCCGGCGCGACCCAACGAAGCCGTGGCTGGAATGCCATTCGTCCGCTGGGCACAACGCCGGTGCCTGCCGGACCAGCACCGAGTCAATCGTCTCGATGGGCCGCTGCCACTCGGCGGCCTGCGAGTGAAAGTGGCCGGTGTGGAACTCGCGGTAGGGGCACTGTGCCCACAATGCAGGCCGCTCTAGGGCCATCAGTTGCGGCAGCCGCTTCTTGGCTTTGTCGCCGTGGGCAAACCCGAGCAGCGTCCCGCCGTGATGGGCGTAGGTGCGGGAGGTGTAGCTCTTGGCGATCGTCACCCGCTCGTCCTTCGCGAACTGGAGGCAGAGCATCTTGTGAAAGGCCCACGACAGGGCCTCGTCGTGGTTGCCGGCCACAAGGACGACGTCGGTCTGGCAGGTCTCGGCCGAGTGGGCCACGATGTCAAGCAGGGCGTCGGTGCCCGTGTCGAGCATCTTCTGGATGCGGGAGTCGCGGTCGAGGTAGGTGTTTCCGCTGCTGGTCGTGCCACGCGGCGTGTCGAAATGGAACAGGTCTCCGCAGAAGGCCACCGTTCGACGGGCCGGGCGGAACAACGTGTCGCCGCTGGCGACAAGCTCCTGGGACGTGTCGCCCAAAAGCCTCGTTGCGATGTTCAGGTCGTAGTCGGCCTCGCCGGTCGAAGGCGTCCAGGCCAGCTTGGCAAGATGGACGTCGGCCACGACCAGCACCTGCCAGGCGCCGCCGGCCCGCGGGCGGTGCGGCTTGCGGGCCTTGCGGGCCATGGAGGCCGCGGCGCCGTCGAGCATGGCCTTCACGGCGTCGAGGACGCCGGGGCCACCGCGGGGCTTGAGACGCACCCACACGCGGTAGAGGGGCACCTTGGCGTCGCCGCAGGGGGATTCCCAGACGGTCGCCTCGCTTGCGGCGACCTCAAACTTCGTCAGGTCGGCTTCGATGTGGGCCAGCAGGTCGTCCACGGTCTTGATGCCGTGGCTGGCCGAGTGGACGATCGTCTGGTCGCCTTCGACCTTGGTCGTGATCTGGGGCGGCCCGAGGATCGACGGGTCGTCGGCGATCAGCTTTCCAACCAGTCGCGGACGGTTGATATCCCCGGAAGCGGGCCTACTCCCATCTCCGCTAGTTCTGCGACCAGTTTTTGGGCCAGTCGCCGTCCCGCGGCCTTGAGCGTTCCGTCTCGCCATAGCCGTTTGGCCTCCTGAAAGTCGGTGCGAACGTCCTCGGGCAAGTTCGACAGCCAGCGGTGTCTAGGTCTTGCGGGGCTTGCGAGGTCCACCTTGAGGCGATCGAGGAACCCCAGGGGCTTTGCCTTTGCGCTCATGCGGTGTCCTCTGGGGCGTTCGCAGCCAGCCGACGTCGTCCTGTGGCGGCATATCCGGCAGGCCGTCAACGTCGTTGTCGAAGACCTCCTCGGCATCCCCGACGTCGAAGCGTTTTTCTGGCGGCGATGTCATGGCCGGTAGCTTACCACACCCTGATCGGGTGGTGTCAGGATGGGGCGACTGCCTTGGCGTTCTTTCGGGCGAGCCAGATGGCCCGTTTTACTCCAAGGGAAGCGACCGTCGAGATGAACGGGAGCCCGCGGGCGTCGGCCTCTTCCTTCAGCCAGCCGAGGATTTCCTTCGCTCTGTCCGGCTTTGAGCATTCGTCCGGCCCCCAGGCGTCCATGATGGCCGCGCGAGCCTCACATTTGCAGCCCGGCTGGGCAACAAGCCCCCACGCCTCAAGTATCCGCTTGAGTTGGCACCCTGGCCCACACGGGCGAATGCAGCCAGCGTACTTGAGGAACAGGGCGTCGTAGGCGTCGTCGGGAACCTGGACGTAGTCGCCCTCGATGGGGCCGGCAGCAAGCATCTCCGCTTCGTACCCGGCTGGGCGGTACTTTGCGGCGTCTCGGATGGCTACGATGTTGACGAGGATCATGGTGGTGGAAGGATCGTAGGACAGGCTGACGGATTATTGCAATCGACGGTCACCCACGAAAACGCCTCGCCGTTGTAGCCACCGCCGGCGCAACTACACACGTCGACAACTATGCCAACAAACGTGACAGTGCATCGCGATCCGGCCGGCACGCACGGCTGACCGTCGGGAAACACCCACCTTTGAGCCGCGTCGTCCCACTCGGGAACCCGATAACGCAAGACACGCTGTTCGATGGTCTGTGACCCGTAGTACAACGAGTGACGATAGCAGTAGCAGGTGTAAGCCTTGCAGCAGCAGTCTGTCGAGAAGGCGAACCCCCCGTTGGCCGCCATCAAGAACGCGCCTGGGTAAATGAATCCCATCAGTAAGACTCTAGGAACGATGCCGTCACGTCGATTACGTTGGCGACGCTTGCTTTCGCCTGAAGGGCATCCCCAGCGTTGAGGACGAGGGTGCTGTTGAGCGGCTGCCCGGTTACTTGAGTTGCCAGAGATGCCGCCTTGATCATGTAGACCGACGCTGTGAGCCCGTTCGGGATGATGAGCAGGTCATACGTCGCAGACGCCGCTGTGCTGGTGTTGCAGATCGTGATCCCTCGGACGACGGCCGTGCTTGCCGTACCCATGGATGCGATCGTGATCGGCGTCGTCGCCGTCAGCGTCTTGGCTACCATCCTGAAAACGTCGGCCATAGATCACCCCAGAAAGAACGATGTAGATGCGAACGACGCGGCTCCGCTGCCGGCAACAAGTGCAGCCGCCGCGACCGTCGACCCGGAGTAGGTGTCGCACGTCGAGAGCGGGAACGTCGTCGGCGATGACGTATCTCCGACGACTTGGATTCCGGCCCGATCAAACACAAGAGACGCGCCTTCGACCGCAACCCTTGTGAGGACCGACGTGCTTCGGTGGCGAACATTTGCCAGCTTCCAAGCCGTCCCCTCTTGTACGGCGATGCCCGTCATCGAAACGCCGGCGTCGGGTATCGCGTAGATGATGTTCGTGACGCTGATCGTTTCGCCGGTCTCCGTCGCCGTGACGGACTTGTCGGAGTCGATGCTCCACGCGCCGGTGAATGTGAACGCCTTTGCCCCGCCAGTCGACGGTACCGGCTGGATCAGATACCACGCCGTCCCGTCCTTCGCGATCGCACACGGCCGAGTGGTTCCCGCAAGGGTCGAGCCCATTGCTTGCAGCGAGCCGAAGATGTTCGTCGCCAGCACCGTGTAACCCGTCACGCCGACATTCGTGAGGGTCACGGTGTTGTCGGAGTTGATGCTCCAGGCTGCGCTGCCGAAGGTGCCGATGCGGACGTTTCGATAGGCGTAGGCAGGCTCGGAGAACGTGACTCTCGTTGGCTCTTCCTCGCCGCCGGTCATGCCGTCGACAGTGCGGACGGTGTCCCGCAGCTTATTAAGCAGGCCGCCAGTGAGGACGTATCGGTCTGACATGGTCTACGTTAGCCGGAGATTCAGGATGGCGAAATCAATCTCGTTCTGGACTTGGTATCGAAGGACCGTCGGATCAAGTGCGCCTGCGACGTTTGGGTCGATCAGTCGCGGCGTGCCGTCGTAGTTCAACGCAATCGGCGAGGATGCCGGGCGCTGGAACATTCCGCTCTGCCCAGGCTGGCCGTCGACTGATGGAATACCGATCATGGCTTTCGACTTCTTGCCCACCAAGGCTGCGGCGATCTGTAAGGGGATGACGACTTCGTAGTTCGCGTGCTGGAGCGCCATTCCGTAAGGATCAACGTCTGCATCGTTCTGCCTGCCAGCAACATTCTTGACGTTGTAGCCCTCGACGATCTGAAGCCTGTCCCACCCAGGGCTGCACGTCACCGAGTCGTTAATTCTGGTGAAGTTGTCGCGGTGCGAGAACTCGTAAGTCGCCATCCAGCCACGAAAAGTCTGTTCCCCAAAGGTCTCGACGTGCGGCTTGCTGCTGATCCCGCGAAGCATGAGCGTGTGCCGAAGGATTCCGAGGCTCCCAACTTGAAATGGCTCGCTGTTGATGTACCCGACCCACTGGTTATTCAAGAGAGGGTCATTGGCCTCAAGCTGATCGATACGGATGGTTGTCGTCGGGACCAGCTTTGTCACGCCCTCGTATCGGTCGCCGGCCGGATTGATTGGCACTCTCCAGTTCCCGGCGCTCTTGCCCGTGCTGATGTTGGCGGCTCGCCACGTCGGTGCGGGAATCTCGACGAGCGAAACGTCGGTTGTCCAGTTTGCTGGTCGGCTCGCTGGGCTGACCGTCTTCGGGTCTGCTCGCCCCCCGGAGGCGGAAGCCGATGCATAGGACTGGTAGCTGAACGTGACGATCGCCACCATCCGGCTATCGCCCTCAAACTTTGCGTCAAACGACGTGCAGACAAGGTTCAGGTTTGTCGGGTGCCTACTGCCGATGAAGGTTCCGGTGTACGTCTGGGGATTGAAGACCTCGGCCGGGTGCAGCAGCACGACCTTGTAGGCACGTTGCGCGGTATCGCTTGTGCCGCCATCTTGGGCCGTCCGCGAGAACGCCTGCCCCTGCGTCAGTTCTGCTGCGTACTTCGGCATCGGTCAGCCCTCGGTGATGTCTACGCGGAGGATCGCGGCGGTGTGGCCGGTCGCCTGGAAGTTGATTCCACTCGGGAGCCGCATGAGCGCGGGCTCGCCCGGCCGAGGTGCCGCAAAGCCGACGACGCTCGCCCCGCTCACGGCAGACACTAGCACGGTAGCGTTTGTGTCCCCGGAGATGTTCCAGAACTGCGCTACGCCCACAGACGACAGGTTCGCCGTGGAGAGCGACACAGAGGTTGACGAGAGCGTGTAGACGGTCGTCTTCAGACCCGCCTGACTCATCGTGGCAGTGACGTTTGACGCATAGAGGTTTGCCGTGAGGCTCCCCTTGCTGACGATGATGGTTGTTCCAATGGTCAGGTCTGCCATGTCTTCTCCTAAAATTGAACCGCCACGCCAGTAGCCTGCTTGATGCCTTCAGCAATTTGCTGAAGGAGTTCCGTCTGGTGCTTCATCTCTGCGAAATTGACGTCCCTGGACGAGTCTTCTCCGCGGAGGAGGCGGTTGAGTTCTCGGGCACCTTCCGACGTCGAGACGTCCGTTGCGTTCAGTGCCTGCCTCGACGGGCCGGACATGACGGCGTTGAAGCGCTCGTCTTGAGCCTGCCCGAGGGGGCCTGCCTTGCGCATCTCCTCCACTTGATTGTCGAAGTATTTCTGGATGAAGGCTGTCCTGGCGACGGGGTCGGCGAACTCGCCGGCTGCCGCGGCCATGTTCTCTGCCGACCTGGAAGCCTCAAGGACTCGGCGGTCCTTGGCCGACATGGCATCTTCGCGGCCTTGGTTGACCCGCGCTCTCTCGGCAGCCTGCGATTCCGTCTTCCGCTGATCCATCTCCGCGATCTGGCGTTTCTTCTCCATGTCGCCGGCGATGTCCTCTTGCGCAGCACGCTCCTTGGCCGTCATGTCAAACACGCGACTGTCACGGTCGGCGCGAGCCGCCGCCTCGACGTCTGCTAGCTGCCTGACCCTGGCGGGATCAACCGCAACGCCATTCGTCGCCGCCTCGGCCTGGAGTCTCGCAAGCTCCTCCTGAGCGCCAGCAATCAGGTCGTTTGCCTTGAGGACGACAGGGTCCATCTGGGCCTGCGCTCGACGTTGATCAAGCTGCGAGTTCGCCTTCGCTACCCGCTCACGATCAACAATCAGTTGCTTTTCCGCCTCGTCGCGGGCCTCCCTATTCGCCTGCGTTGGCCGCCGCATGAACATCTGCTGGCGGATGTCGGCGGTCTGCTCGGATGCGGAAAGGCCGGCCTCTCCGATCTTTCGGGTGCGGCCGAGGAACTGCTCGACGTCGATCGCGGCTTGGGCCGCGGCGGCAGCGAGCTTGTCGACCGCGTCGGCCGCTGCGGCATCGGACTGTGCCTTGTCTCTGGCGGCAGTCGCCGCGGCTACATCCGCTGTTGCAGACTGATTTGCTGCGTCCGCGGCTATCTTCTGTGAGTCAACAGCAACGCGAGCAGCCTCGATATCGGCTTCAATTCTTTTCCTTGCGGCGTCGTCGCCTTCCAAATACGTCTGCCGCTGCGTATTGAGGAAATCTTGCTCTGCGTCTGCGACTCTCTTTCTGCCTTCCGTCTGGATTCGATTAGCCTCGGCAGTGGCGGTTGAAAGCTGGGATGACCTCACGCCGAGTTGGGCGTCAGCGATGTCTTTCCTCGCCGCGGCCCCTACGAGGCCCGAACTACTGTTGGCGAACCTCGGATTTCCGCCCATCTGGCCTAGGACGTCTTTTGAGCCGACGCGAGCGAAGGCTGCCTTGATCCGGTACGAAAGCGTGTCGGCAATAAGGTCGGCGGTCCTGTCGAAGACGGACTTCACCCTCGCTCTGGCGTCGGACGATTCCATGCCCCTACGTTCGCCGGTCTGCTCCGATGCGTTGGCAAGGTCATTCAACGCCCCGGAAAGCTCGGACGACAGTGAATCCAACTCGTTCTGGAATGTCCTAGCGCCAGGAACCCCAGACTCAATCGCCGTGGCGAGGAGTTGGCCCGCGGCCTCAATGCGCATCTTTATCGTCTGAGCGGCCACGACCGAGGACATCGCAAGACCGTCAGCCCAGTCGTTGATCACGCCCTCGGTCGCGCGAATCTGTGCCTCAAGGGCCTCTAGTTCTTTCGACAATGCGTCAAATTGCTCGTTCCACCTAGGGTCAAGCCCAAGCGACTCAAGCATTTTCGCCCCGGTGATGCCCCCCATGGTGGCAACGATACCGGACCTCTTGGCACGCATTAACTCAAGGTCTTCAATCCGCCCCGCCGGAGCGCGACGTGCGTCGGCCTCGGCGAAACGCTCCCTTGACTGCGACTGCTTCAGCCTCTCGTTGCGGTAGATCAACGTGCCCGCGTTGGTCGTGAGAGACGATGACTCCATCGCCCTCTGGATCGCCGCCGTCATTGACCGCTCCGCAACAACTGCCGAGTTCACGCCGGTCAGCCTTGACATACGATTGTCGTAGTTCCCCTTGGCAACGGTCCCTAGCACATCGGCGTTGGCTACTCCCTTCTGTGCTGCCGAAGACATCGCCATGGATTTGGCGAGGTCTCGATACGTTCCTGCAAGTTCCGTGACGGTATTTTTTTGCTTGTCGAGGGCGTCGTTGAGCGCTTTCGTCGTGTCCTCGGCCGTCATACCCCCGGTCACGAACTTGTAGTACGCAACCGCCACCTGGGCAGCAATGACCCCTCCAAGGGCGATCCACAATCCCTTGGTTTTTCCGATAATGAAGCCCATCTGCGTGATGTTGTTGCTGATGGCACGAATCTTCTGCTCGACGCCACCAGTCGCCGACATGAAGTCGTCCACGACGTAGGCGGCCTGCGTGAGGGCCTGACTCGCTTTGTCGACGCCTCCTCGCCCGATGTCGCCGGCTTGATTAACGCCTCCCACGAACGCCTGGGCCTGCGCTTTTGTCATCTTCCCTTCGGCGACCGCCGCGTCAGCAATCTTCTGGATGTGCTTGTCAAGCTCTTCGTTCGTCGCGGCCATTCCGATCTGACCCGACTCGGCTGCTTTGGCAAGGGCGTCGCGGAACTTGTCCACGCCTTGAGCCGCCTTGCCGCCGGCAGACACGCCAATCGCCGCCAGCTTCGATTGAACGGCCTGAAGCTGCGACTGATACTTCTTGACTGACGTGTCGTCGAGGAACTGCCCGAACGTGCCCTTGAACTGCTGGGCATTCGTCAGGTTCTTGACGTTGTCGCTGAGTCGCTTTGCCGCATTGGCGGCAGCGTCAAGTTCCGACTGGGGCGAAGCGTCGTTCAGCGCCATGAACATGGCGCGAACCTTCGCGATCTCGGGTATGAGCGTCGTCTGGATGGGGATCGGCAGCTTTTCGATCTCGCTGTGGGTGGCCGAAATCTTGCTCTTCAGGACATCCATCTGGCGACCGGCCGTGCCGATCATCGGACCAAACAGATCGTCAGCCGTCTTTGGTTTTGGGGGCGTTGGCGGCGCCGGCATTGCTGCGGCTTGCGTCCCGATGCCACCGACGATGCCGGCGAGTTGAGTGACGTCTGCGTCGTTCTTCGCGGAGGGGATCATGCCCTTCACGGCGTTCATGGCCGACTGGGCGTTGCTCTTGGCTGTTCCATCGGCCATCTTTTCGATAGCCGCATTGGCCTCATTCACGGCCTTTTTCAGTTTGTCGATCGGCTCCGAAGGGTCTCCGATAGAGTCGGCGATTCTAGAGAGGGAGTCTTGGAGTGCGTCGGCGCTCTTCTTGGCCTCCTTCTGCTTCTCGTTGAGTTCCTCGGCCTTGGACACCGCCAACTCAATGGCATCCACGTCGGGCTTAACGGTGGCGACGTCGGCGTCTGTGCCCTCAGAGATCGCGTACTCAACCATTGCACTGTTGGCGGCCGTTATGGCAAAGACGGACGCTTTCTGCGCTGCGGAGAGCTTATCGGCGCGGGATAGAAGGCCATCGTACTGAGACCTAAGCTGCGACACAGACTGGGCTTCGCCCGTCATTACTTGAAGCCGAGTTTGTTCCAGGTGCAGAAGAGTCTCCGCGTCCGACTTCGCCTTTGCGGCGTCCAGGGCGGCCTTCTTGTCGGCCGCCGCAGTCACCTCTTTGGCAGCGGCAATCGCCTTCTCGGTGTTGAGGATGTCGGCCTGAGCCTGAGCGAGCGCGGACGCACCGGCGGCCACATTCGCCTGATCCCCAGACGAGATGGCGCTCTCGACTGAGGCAAAAGTCGGCCCAGAGGCCATGTTCACCTGGGCACGCTCTGCATCGGGGAGGGCGCGAAGTCGAGCGAGAAGCTGATCGTATGCGCTGGTGAGTTGCTGGATGTTCTGGGCTTCGCCCGTTGCGGCATTAGCCCGGTTCTGCTGGAGCGCCACGGCCTTCGCGGCCTGAACCTTCGCGACGGCGGCGGCCTCCAATTGGGCACGCTTTTCTGCCGCAATCGCAGCCGACTCTTCGTCGGCGATCGCTTTCGCGGCGGATGCCTGTCTTGCGGCGGCGGCGGCTTGGTCGGCGTCCCTTATCGCCCAGATGCGTTCCTCTTCGTCCTTGGCAGCTTGAATCTTCGCAGCGGCGGCGGCCAGTGCGGCAGCCTTGCTATCTGCAAACTGCTGGTCGAGCTTCTCGTAGCCGACGATCAGTGCGTCGATCTCATCGTTGACCGCCTTAAATGCCGCGGTCGCAGCCTGAAGGTCTGTGGCCGTCTTATTCGTCGGCATCGCGGCGTAGGCGGCCGACATATTCGCGGCCGAATCAGCCAACTGCTTCTGCGTTGTCAGAAGCTCCGATACGCCCTTTGTCATGCGGATGGCAGGGAACGCACCCACCTTGCCTTGGAGGGACGCGCCGCGGTCGAACTCTCTGTTCAGCACCGGCTGCTGATACTTGAAACCGCCACCGCCGCTGATTTGTGACGCACCCTGCGCAGCTTCGGCCGCCATCTTCGCGGCTGCCCCAAAGCTCCTGACCTTCGCCTCGGCCTTGCCAAACTCTTCCGCCGTGACGCTCCCAACGGTCTCCATCTTCGTCTGGAGCATCTGGACGTCGCCCTGCACATCCTTCATGGCGTCGTGCAGCGTAGACTTGATCGCGTGCGACATTGCGTCGACTGCGGCCACGGTCTTCGCCAGCGGCGCCGAAAGCTGTGATGCAACCTCATGCATCTGTTGCATTTGGTCAGTAGCCTCTTTTAGGCCCTTGCCATCAAAGCCCTTGAGTCCGGTGAACTCAAGCGCCGAGGCGGCCTTCAGCGCCCGCTCCAGCTTCTGCACCTCGGTGTAGATGCTGCCAAAGGACTTCCCGGCAGACCGCGAGGCGGTCGCCAAGGAAGCCTTCGTTGCCGACGCAAAGCCTTCGACGTCGCCCTTGAGGCGATTGATCTTGGCAGCAAAATCCCCGGTGTTGACCGAGACGACAGCGGAGATTTTGCCGAGGTAGCCCATCACACCTTCTCGTTGACGTCGTCGCCGGGCTTCCTGTTGAGCTTCATCAGTTCAGCGATGATCTGATCCTGAGTCTGCTCCAGCTTCCGAGACGCTGGTATGAACGCCGACTCGTCGGGGATGTCGCCTCGCTTGTAGTTCCCCGAGGAACACATCACGATCCGACAAATCCTCGCCGTCTGCTGCCAGTGGTCGGGCAACGGCCATCTCTGGTCGAATGCCCACCACTCCATAAGCTCCTGCGAGTCGGTTTCCGCAAGAAGCTGTTTGACCGTCTTGCCGAGAGACAGAGCTAGGCGGAAGTAGAAGCGTCGCTCTGGCCGCTCGGCGAATCTTTTCCCAACTCCTCGACCTTCTCGGGCGTGAAGTAGTTGATCGCCCAGGCCGCGTCGAACACGCGGTTGAGGACGAGGCTCGACTTCTCGCCGAGGGCGGCGACCTGCTCAGGCTTGAACAGGAGAGCCCCCTGCTCGTTGCAGAGCGTCATCACCAGGAATCGCGACCGGAAGGGCTTGTCCTTCTCCTTCGACAGCGACTCCTCAAAGGCGTCGCGGTCGGTGCCGCGGAGGGACTTGACGTATACCGTCCCGCCCCACTCCGGCACCTCGATCGCTTCGATCTTGGAGTCGTCGGCGGCGATGATCTGACTGGCAGAGAGACCGGCCATGAGAAAACCTCGTTCAAGAACCGTAGTAATCTGTCATCACGAAGTTCAAGGAACCTCGCACGACATCGCCAGACCTGACTTCCGTGCTGGCTGATTCAAGAATGACGTTCCGGGTGACGCTGTACCCCGGCGAGCCGAAGACCAGCGGACCCCGAACGCCAATCACCGCCTGGGGGTCGATGCCCCCGGCGATGTGGACATAGTCGACCGTCACGTTTCCGGGGCCTACGGCCCCGGTCGGCACCATGACCGTCAAGTTTGCGGCGTCGTTGATCCCGGTCATGTCAACAATCTCCGCTTTTGGAGCGTTGATCGACAGACCCGTAATGACCGCCACCGCCCCGTTGAAAGTGAACGTGGCGCCTTGCGCTGTAACGCCGGCCATGCTTCACGCTCCCTCCGTCAGGCAACCTTGAACGTGACACTGCCCTTGATAAGATCGCCGACGGAGCCGCCGGTGCTTGCCGAGGTGATCGTCGAGTTGCCCGAGAACGACATCGGCCCGGTGATGGAGAGCGCCCCAGACGTGCCAGCCGTGAGGATGGTCGTCGAGATGACGTCGACAGTGACCTCTCGATTCGTTGCGAACCCACCAACAAACTCCTTGCGGCCGTTCGGCGGGATGCCGAGATGGCTGCCGTCGATGAGGTCTTGCGAGTCGCTGACCTGGACGCTCGTCACCGTCAAGGCCGTACCACCAAAGGTGAACGTGAGACCCTGTGCGGAAATGCCTGCCATTGAAGAAGCCTCCTTGCTGGTTCAGATTGTGGCGTCTTGCCACCGGACCCGGTACATCTGCCGTATTTCGTAGGCCGCCGGAAGTTGCGACCCTTGAACCGTTGGCTCAAGAAAGTCGTCCACCTCCGAAATCAGCCTCATATCTTGTATTGTAGCGTTTGCGAGGGTGCCGATGTATCCATCAAGGAGCAGTCGGACCTCGTCGCCAAGCTCTCTTGCGCTGTCATAGTCACGCGCCCAGCAGCCGAACTGAAGGCTCACCTCCGGCACATAGATCGGGCCGCCAAGTGACGTCTCGCGGCCAATGCTCGCCCGCTTGTAGACGATGAGCGGGAACGCGGCGTCCTTCGGGACTGCGATTGAGTAGACGCCGAAGCCGACGAGCCGGGCGACCCGCGGGGACGCCGTCAGGCGCAAGTGAATGTGTCGTTCTGGCGAGATGATCAATTGAGCCTCGCGTTGATGGCGTTGATCAGTCCGATCTCCAGCGACATCAGGACATCTCCGCTACAGGCGGTGATGACATCCGACATGATGTGGAGGGCGGGCATGGGGGCAATGGTCTCGCCCGGCTTGAGCGTGATCGGGTGTTGCTTTCGCCCGTCCCCACCATCCCCTGGCCCTGCAAAGTCTCGGGAATAGCTGTTTCCTGGGCCACGTTCGCGCAGGCTGCCCATGAGGAAGTAATAGCCGCGGCCGGCGTTCTTGAACTGGTCGTCGTTCATCGACTTGCCAGGGTGGAGCTTCATCCGGCCGTTGATCGACTGGTGGACGTTGACGTAGGTCCGGCGCCCCTGCGTTCCGGGGCGGCGGGGACCACTGCCGAACTCGACCAGCCACGCATGATTACCAGATTCAACGCCCTCTTGCGATTTGTTTCGGCCAGTTTGGCGGGGGCCAATGATGTCGACCGCGGCCTTGCCGCCGCGGCCGTTGTTATACGACCGGCGCACGACCGTCACGGACTTGGCAAGGTTTCCGGTGGCCTCATGCCGCAGGGCCATCTCGCGGTACTCATCCATGACGATCCGCGATGCCTTGCGGACGATCTTGCGCAGCGTCTCGTTGGCCTCGACGGCAGTGACGAGCGAGTTCAGCCTGTCGACAAGCTCTCGGACTCCTGACGTTCGGATCGTGACGAACTGATTCGCCTGCTCAAGGCCCGTCGAGCCGCCGAGGTCGCGCGGCGTCGGGTTGTTCTGCGTGATCGATGGGAGGTTCGCGTAGCCCAGAGCCATCACGTCACCTCCTTTGCCAGAATCTCATGGATCGCCCGCACTTCACGCTCGACGATGCTGGAAATCTCCAGCACGCGGCCCCGCCAGACCAGCCGCCATGTGTGTTCGATGCCGGGGTAGAAGCGGATGCGGACCTTGTGGCTCACGATGGCGTTGGCCTGCATGGCCTGGAGGATTTCGCGGGACGAAAGACCCAAGACGCTGGCCCACACCTCCGCGATGTCCTCCCACTCCAGATTCGCAGACCCCAAGCCCGTCCGGTTCGTCGCCGGCCTCTGGAGAAGCACCCGTTCTCGCATCATGCCGGCGTTGATCATCACCCCACCCACAGTGCCGAATAGGAGCCCTGGCCGCTCACTGACGCCACCGTGACCGTCGCCGTGACCGGCAGGACGGCCAGACGGCCCGAGGAGACGTCGATCGCCCCTGCGAGCCTGAGCGACTGAGAGCCTTCGTTCTTGACGACCAAAGTCGACAGAACCGTCGGGCCGGTGATCGACACCGCCGACGTACCCACAGTCGCTGATCCGATGTACTGAATGACGTTCGGTTCGATGAGAAAGTGGTCGGAGAGGCTGTTGACGACGAACGTCGCCGTGCCCGTGTTGTGGCAGATGAGGTCGACGTCGAGCTTGGAGCGAAGCGTCATCGGAAGTACCTAGTTTGCTACCTAATTCCAGCCCGCTACTACCTAAATACGCCCAGGTCAGCCGCCGCCAGCAGCGTGTCGAACGTCTTCGGGATCGTGCCGTAGGTTCCCGGCGACACGATCTGCCGAGAGTCGTACCAATGGGCGACCAGCATCATGATCAGGTGCTTGTAGATCGGCGGCACACTCGACCCGTCGGTGCCGAAGCCGGCGGTGAAGTTGACGACGACGCTGTTCTCGTCGCCGCGGACGCCCGGCCATGTATCCGACCAGTTGGGATAGATGCGGCCGGGGACCGTGCGGGTGTCGACCCTGAAGTCTCCGGCCGCGCTGCTCTTGGTGGACGTTGCGCCATCCCCAAGGCGATAGGTCACTGTGATGTTGGCCGACTGGAGCATCGGCCGGGGCAGGACGATCTTCCAGACCGGAAACAGGTCGTAGGAGACCTCCCAGACGGTCGTGAGCAGCGTGATGTCGAGGATGTCCTCGACATACTGCCTCGCGACGGCGATCAACACCTGGATGTAGGCGTCGTCAGCCTCGGTGTCGACTCGGGCCTGCACCTTTGCTTCGCCCAGCGACACAGGCTCGACCGCCGGCTCCGTGATTCGGACGAGGCTGCGGAACGCCGTGATCGTCGGCGTAGGCCGCTGCGGCGATCCGAAGATGATGTAGTCCATGGCCTACTTCCTCTTGGCGACGGCCACGGGCGCCGGAGCCGGCTCTTCCTTGGCTTCCTCGATCATTCGTCGGCCGATCAGGATTTCGCACATGCCGGGCGGCCAGTTGTCAAACACCTGACCAACCTCGTAGCCGTCGAATCCCATGAGAATGCGAATCTTCATACCTGCCCCCAAGCCTTCTCTGGTGCCTTCTGGCCGTTCGACCAGTAGTCCGTCGTGTGCTGGAGGACTTTGCACTCCTCCACCGTCCGCGACGGCCAAGTGATCATCAACTCGGCGTGCCCGACGCTGACGTGCGTCGCCAGCCCTAGCTTGTTCCCGTTCTTTGTGAACTGCTTCCAGAAGTGGATGTCGGCGTCCATGTGGCCGCCATCGAACGTGCCCGCGTCGTTGGCGGTCTCGACGAACCACGGCTTCGGCGTGGCCCGCAGGGCCGATGCCCGAATGAGCGTCAGGCCGAAGTGGGCCGTCTCGACCGGCTGCACGGGCTGCTTGAACCACTCGTCGCTGACCTGCGTCTGCTCGTCGGGCGTCGAGCCCGGCAGGGCGAACATGACCGCGTTGGCCTCTCGCTTCACCTGAAGCGGGGCGATGGCGTCCATGCCGCTCCACAGGGCAAGCGTCATGAGGGCCTCGACAGTCTTCGCGCTGAAGATCGTGTCGTAGTCGATCGTCAGCACCCAGTCGGCGTCCTTGACGACCGACTCTATGGCCCGTTGGAGCGACTGACCCCAGTAGGCCCCTGTCACTTTGACCGGCGAAATGCCGTGTGGCGTCAGGGCCGACGCCACGCAGAAGAAGTTGTCGGTGAAGCCCAGCCGCGGCATGGACATGACCGCTGCGACCTTCACTTCCGCCTCTGTATTCCCGATGCGAACCAGCATTTTGACGCTCCAAAGAAGGAGCGGGCGCGCTTCCCTGCGCCTTGCCGGCCATCAATGGCCGTCCCGCGTAAGATCAGCCGACCACCCAACCGATGACACCGGCGTCCGCAGCGGTCACGGGCGCGTTCTCGCCGCGGTACAGGCGGGCACAGACAGCGACGTTCACCGCGGTCGAAGGCGTGCAGGTCAGCTTCAGGTAGCGCCGTGTGGCCTTCGCATCCACGTCGAGCTTGTAGGCGACGGCGGTGCTGGTGGTCGCCTGGGCGATCGTGAAGTCGGTCCCGCCGGTGAAGCCCGAGACGGCGACGTAGGTCGAGTCGTCGCTCGACTGCTCAACCTTCAGCACCGACGCGAACGTGGTGGCCGCGTTGGCCGCCCGAACCGCGACGAAGCTGACGCCGTCGTAGCCGAGGGTGTCGACGGTCAGGGTCACGGCCGAACTGGCGACGGCGGCGGGGAGGGCCACCGCCATCTTTTCCATCTGTGCATGGATCATTGCTCTGATTGCTCCTGTGAAAGGTCTAGTGGGGTAGGTTCAGGCTCAAGACGCAGCGGTCTTGAGGGCGATCACGGGGCCGGCGATGTCCGTCCCGGCCGGGTCTTTCGTGCCGAGGGTGTGATGGACGATGTCGAACCTCATCGTGCCCTGGAGGAGAAGCTGATCGGTCGTGGCGTAGACTTGGTCGTACATCCGCACCGAGAAGTCCCGGCGGCGAGCGTAGATCGAGGAGAGCCCGAGGTTGCCGAACAGCACCTTGACCTGCGAGGCGTCGGTGCCGAGGGTGCTGTTCATCACATGGATTTGCTCCACCGGGTAGCCGAGGAAGCTCTCGGTCACACCGCCGCCGATGTCGGTCTGGGTGTTACCGCCCGAGGCGTAGCGGAGACGGGCCATCGAGGCAGCGTAGCCGGCCGGGGAGATGTAAAACCGGGCACCCTGGCGGGCGTACAGCGGGAGCTTGCCGATGAGCTTGAGGAAGTCGTCGATCGTCAGCGTCTCAAACGAGACGTGGCCGGTGGTGGCGGTCTGGAGGGCCGCCGGGGAGACGTTGCTGGCGAGCTTGTTGACAAGCCCGTAGATGCCGCCGTAGGTCGAGCTTCCGTCACCGATCCATCCGCAGCCGTCGATCTGAAAGGCAAGCGAGGTAGCGAACTCAGCGGCGACTGCGTCTGCCATGGAGATCAGGCTGTCCTCGACGACCTCCGAAGACATCCGCGTGGAAACGGCGAGCTTCTTGGCTACCAACTGCACGTTGGAATAGCTGGGTTGGCTCTCGGTGGAGGCGACGCCTTCGCCGATGAAGTAGGCCGTGGTGCCAGTCACCCGCTTCGGGATGATCATGGTGTCGCGGTTCATCGTCACCTTCTCGACGCTCGACGCGGCGAAGGTGCCGTAGGTCTCGACGAGCCGGATCACGCGAGCAGCGAACTCCTCGGGGACGAGGGCGCCACCGGCCGAGTTGGTGTTCTCACCGAGGGCACGGGCCTCGACGTTGTGGTCCTTGCACCACTGGATGTCGTCGGCGTTCTTGAAAACGTGGGCCTTGAGCCACCGACCGCAGCGGTAGGCGGTCTCGACGTCCTCGGGGCGCTCGTTGAAGGCCCGAAGCTGGGTGTGATGGGGGACGTGAACGCCCCGAATCTCCAGGTCAGCGAGGGTCTTCTTGGCCCGAAGTTCCCGAGTCTCCGGCTCCTGCGGGGCAGGGGCGGCGGGGGCGGTCGCTGCGGCGGGAGCGGCCTGCTCGATGGTCGAGCGAAGCTCCGACTCCTCCTTGGCGATGTTGGCCTCAAAGGCCAGCGACTGCCGGACTTCGCCCGACTGAGTGACGAGGGACTTCAGTTCTGCGTCCTGCTCGGGCGAGCGCTCGGTGAGATTGGAGAGCGCCCGCATCTGATTGGCGACGGCGGCGGCGCGATTCTGGAGGCTCTTGAGATTCTTCGACATGGTCGGCTTGCTCCTGATTGGGGCCAGCCAACGCAAAGGTGCGACGGCTGGCGGGTGATTTGCCCGCTAGCGCGCCGCGACCTGAATCCTCAAGTCACTCGCACTGCTCTTCGCAACGTCCGTCGCGAAGCATCAATGTCTGATACTTTTATACTAGCGAACTGTTTCGTCGCCGTGCAAGTAAGTCTCAAGCACAATGGCGTCGAGCGCCGCGATGGATGCGTTGATCTCCGCATCCTCTCGCTGCTTCTGCGTCTGCGCCGGGGGTGCGGTTGCTTCGGGCTCGGTAACAGCCGGCTCGCTCCGCTTCTC